GTGCAGATCTCGTCTGCCGCTGCGGGCCCAACCGCTGTTTGCAGGAGATTGACGCATGGCTGAACTCGACGATGCAATTCGCGAAAACGCGGAAGGCCCGGCGAAGGCCAGCGGAGACTCCGGCAGTGTCGAGCAGCACAAATTGTCGGAGCAGATCGAAGCCGATCGGTACCTCGCTTCGAAACAGGCGGCTCGTTCGAAGAAGCGAGGTTTGTTGTTCAACAAGATTGTTCCACCTGGAGCCGACTGACCGTGTTGACCTGGCTTTCCAGAATCTTTTCCCGCACGCAGCCTGATCGCCAGTTGCACACGCGCTGGCGGTCCGTGGTGCGCGGCCGTTATGACGCGGCTGTGACCAACGACGACAATCGTCGCCATTGGTCTCACGCTGACGGTCTGTCGGCCAATGCGGCGAACAGTCCTGAAGTGCGCCGAACGCTGCGTAACAGAGCGCGTTATGAGACTGCCAACAACAGTTACGCCCGTGGCATCGTGCTGACACTGTCTCACGATGTTGTGGGGACGGGACCACGCCTGCAGTTGCTGACGTCCGATGCGGATGCCAATCGCCGCATCGAACAGGCGTTTATGCTTTGGGCCAGGGCCATCGGACTGCCCGAGAAACTGCGCACGATGCGCGTGGCCCGGGCAACGGATGGCGAAGCTTTCGCCGTGCTGACAAGTAATCCGCAGTTGTCCAGCGATATTCAACTCGACCTGCGACTTGTCGAAGCCGATCAGGTCACGACGCCCGATCTGAGTCAGCAGTCATCGCGGTCTGCCGACGGCATCGTGTTTGACGCCGCCGGAAATCCAGTGGAATACCATGTACTGCAGTCGCATCCGGGCGAAGGCGCGTTCGGCGGTCAGCGTTCGTATGAACGCGTCCCGGCATCCTCCGTCGTTCATTGGTTTCGGATGGATCGTCCGGGCCAGACACGCGGCATTCCGGACATCATGCCGGCTCTGCCGCTCTTTGCTCAGCTCAGACGATTTACTCTGGCAGTTCTGGCGGCGGCCGAAACCGCAGCGGACTTCGCCGGAATTCTCTACACCGATGCTCCAGCCAACGGAGAAGCCGATGCGGCGGAACCCTTTGAGCCCATCGAACTGGAAAAGCGTGCACTGCTGACGATGCCTGGAGGCTGGAAGATGAGCCAGATGGAGGCTCAGCAGCCGGCCACAGGATTCAGCGAGTTCAAGCATGAGATTCTGAATGAAATCTCGCGTTGTCTGTGCATGCCTTACAACGTCGCGGCTGCCAATTCTTCGGGTTACAACTATGCCTCAGGCCGACTGGATCATCAGACCTACTTCAAAGCGATTCGCGTCGAGCAGTCGCATCTGGAAACCGTCGTGCTGGATCGCATCCTTGCCGTGTGGCTGGACGAAGCCGCGCTGATCCCCGGATTGCTGCCAACGGGACTTGGGCCGTTTGCTCAATGGCCGCACCAATGGTTCTGGGATGGACATGAACATGTCGACCCTGCCAAGGAAGCCAACGCTCAGGCAACGCGACTGGCCAACCTCACCACAACTCTCGCTGACGAATACGCGCGACGCGGTCAGGACTGGGAAACACAACTGCGACAGCGTGCGAAGGAACTGGCGCTGATGCAGGAACTTGGACTCTCTCTGGCTCATAGCACCCCTCAATCTTCCATGGAGGAAATCGATGTCTTACCCGACGATGAACCTGTTGGCACCGAGTGAACCTCGCTCGATGCAGCTGAATGCCGAAGCCACGATTGAGCTGGAGGCCGCCGCCAATGCGGATGGACAAACCATGCTGCCGCGGTTCCGGATGCTGGCTTACACCGGCACTCCCATGCGTGTCGGTGGCTGGAGGCATCCTGTCGTTCTGGATCTGGCAGGACTGTCCATCCCGTCTCAGTCACGTCCGATCCGCTTTGGTCATGACCCGCTGTCGGGCGTCGGCCATACCGACAACATTCGCGTAGAACAGGGGCAGCTGGTTGCTGGAGGCCTTGTCTCTCGCGACACACCGGCTGCTCGCGAAGTGGTGACCAGTTCCCGCAATGGATTCCCCTGGCAGGCGTCTGTCGGGGCCAGCGTGGAAGAGTTCGAGTTTGTGAAGGAGTCGCAGCAGGTGACGGTCAACGGCAAACAGTACAGCGGTCCGCTCAACGTCGTGCGTCGCTCCACGCTGGGGGAAATCAGTTTCGTGGATCTTGGCGCAGACGGATCCACTAACGCCAGCATCTCGGCGGGACAGTGTGAAGATGATCTGTTTATCGAAGCGGCTGACTCGCAGCTGCAGGACACGCACGAAGAAAGCGATAACACCATGACTGCCAATGAGTCCGCCACACCTGTCACCGCACCGCGGAATTCCAGCCTTCCGCCAGCCCATGTCGCTGCCCGAGATGCCGTCACGGAGATGCGGATGTCAGCAGCCGCGAAAGCCGATCGGATTATGGCCGTGCGTAGACTGTGCGCAGGGAAGAACTCCCTGGTTGAAGCTCGTTCCATTCGAGAAGGCTGGGACCTGCAGCGGACAGAACTGGAATTGCTGCGGAATGGTCGGCCTTCCGCTCCCGCGATCCATACACCAAACCCTGTCGTGAATGCTCAGGTTCTGGAAGCCGCCTGTCTGATGACGGGAGGATCACAACAACTGGAGACGATGTTCGATGACCGAACGCTCCAATTGGCCAATGATCGCTATCGCAGCGGACTTGGACTTCAGGAACTGTTCCTCGAAGCGGCCTGGGCCAATGGCTACACGGGACGAAACTTCCGCGATAGTCGAGCCGTCATGCGTTTTGCCTTCGGTCGCGATATCGAAGCTGGCTGGTCGACCATCGATATCGGCGGAATTCTGTCGAATGTGGCTAACAAGTTTTTGCTCGAGGGTTTCTTCAGCGTTGAGCGTGTTTGGCGCAACATCTGTGCGGTCCGCAATGTGAGTGACTTCAAGACGGTGACCAGTTATCGACTGATCGGAAAAGATCAGTACGAACAGGTGGCTCCCGGAGGCGAGATTAAGCATGGAACACTGGGTACCGAACAGTACTCAAACAAGGCAGAGACCTTCGGGCTGATGCTGTCCATCGATCGCCGTGACATCATCAACGATGATCTTGGTGCCATCACGACGGTGCCGCGCAAGCTGGGACGTGGGTCGGGCCTGAAGATCAATGACGTGTTCTGGACGACGTTCCTGAATAACGCGGCGTTCTTCGTTGCCGGCAACAAGAACTATCAGGCGGGCACCGACACCGTGCTGACCATCGACGGTATGACGAAGGCCG